TCGAAGTCCATCAGTGTGATAACATCAGTAAACCTGCTTGATAGATCCGCTAAGATCTTTTCTTCAGGTTCTGCAACCTCACTGGCTGGAGAACATGCATGTACACCAAATTGTCTTAAGCACATAACATCTTTCATAGATTTTGTTATTACCACACAATCACCTGTACTAGGTAACTGCTCTAGTCCCTGCCAACTAGTAAAATTAGATAACCATCTAAAAGAACTACGCTGAGGTATGTATATCTTATACTTACCTGGACCAAATCTATAAGCATATGCTAAATCACTTTTGGTTCTACTATACACTATTTTATTATTATAAAATACTATCTCACAAGGAAATACATTATATAACTCTAGAGTCCCTCTGTTTATACCGTAGGTAGACCAATATTCTCTATCAGCCACATCCCAAAGTCTAATTTTTATTTGTATTACTGACTCTGTAGGTTCTATATGTATCTTTGTGTAGTCACGTGTAACCGGTACAGCGGGTCTCATCCCTATACGTACCAATTGAAAGTCTTCTGCACATCTATCTAAGGCTTGCTGATAGGTAAGACCATACTTATATTGTATTACCTTTATCCAATCACCTGTAAATCCTTGTGCCCAATCCTTGAAATATATTACACCGTTACCGTTTGCAGAGAAAGAACAAGATGGATTTTTATCCATACGTAAGGGAGACCTTACCTTTTTCTTCTGCACTTTTACACCTAGATAGTATTCTAATATTTGCACTTGATCTAAATTATCCAAAATAAACTCTTTTGTTACTACTGGGTTTAGATTATACATATATATTGATTTATACTAAAAAAGGGGCAAGGATACTTATACCCTTTAACCCCTTATTTATGAATGAAACTTAAAAATTTATACTACCATAGGTCCCCGTCACTCTTACTATCAGTACTTGTACTAATAGTCGCTTCAGGTGTAGGCTCTGCAGCAGTGACATTATCTCTTGAAGATACAGTCAGCTGAGCATCACTATCTTGTGGTATCATAAATGGTTGTAGTGGACGGTTAGGAAATTGTAAGTACTTTCCTTGTTTGTCATATACACACTTTATCTTAAACTTGAGTCCTTCATAAGAATTACCTACAAGTTCTAATACATTTTTACCAAGTTCATTCCAATTTGCACCACCGATACTTACTTTATCTTTTGGTACAAACGCAGATAGTATATGATATAGAGATTCGCCTACATTCCTCAATAAATCAGAGTGTAGTTGTTCAGGTGTTGACGACCAAGGTCTACCTGACTGAGCTGCATTCTTTGCAGACTCTTTTAATCTCTCAAGAGATGTTACCTCCATGTATGTTTGTGTGAATTTGGCACCGCCTTCGTCTTGGAAATAAAATCTAATACAGTTACCTCCAGTGCCATCCTTTCTAAGGGTGTCGAACGTTACGTCTACTAGACTAACATTCTCATTAACACCAGCTTTCATCAATGTGTAGCTTGGTGCGTTACTTTGTGTTTCTACTAATTTGTACATAAAATTTACTTTAAAAATTGTTTTACTATATACTGCAATATACGAAATTTATTACTATTTACCTACTGCAGTTTTGTATATCTCTGACCACTTAAAATCTAAAATTTTGCCTGCAAGATGCGGTAATCTAGTACCAGCTTCTATCTCATCTGACGCTTCAAATGATATTTTTAAGTGACCTTCTTCGTCTCTGTATACAAAACCAATTGCGTCTGATTTTGCCATTACATAGTTCTTTAACTTACCCGATAAATCCAGAGAGCTAACATTAACTTCTACTGATTCATTACCGATAATTGTTTTCTTTCTATGACCTATAATAATTATATGATCACAGCAGTCCATAAGAGCACTAATCATATTCATTACTCTTGTACGTACTTGATTGTATCCATCACCAAAAGGTATCTTAGCAAAGCTATCTACATTGTTATCTCTAGCAACGTCTTTCTCAAACCAAGATACTACATTATCTATAGTATCTAGAGCTAGATAGTTATACTGACTACCAGACTCTTTCAAGGCTCTTACCGTATCTTTTAATTCTGCACTATTGTTTACTTGTACTTTCAATGCATCTACATATTTAGTACCTTTCTCTGTATCTATAATCAAACAGTTGTTTAATTTAGATAACATCGTTGTTTTACCCACTTTTGATTGTCCGAAGACAGTTAACAGTGAAGGGTTTACTGTTGTTGATTTGATTACTTTCGTTGGTAATTCCATATTTACTATTAATTTATTAAGTTATTAAAATAATTTACTCTGATAGGTATCAAAGCGACCGTTCTGTAGATTGTTCTTTAATCTAGTTAAACCTGCAACACCAGTTCTGTTCTTTAAACAGTGTAGGGCTACAAGATCTGTAGTCGGGAAACGCTTCTTACCATAATACTCTAAGTTAAGAAGTATCGGTTGGTGTAATACCATAACAACATCAGCTGCATGATATATCTGTTTGCTACCATGTATGTCTGTTTTTGTAGGATAATGTAAAGCTGCATTCGTTGGATCTCTACGTTCCTTCGATTCCATCTTGTCATTCATTTGTCCTACCAATATATTACAGGTATTAAACTCTTTTCTTACTTGTATAAACATCTTACCTAACTCTGCTAGAGATTGTATTTCATTCTCACCGGGGTTAGGAGTTACAAGAAGAGTATGATCAAGAGATATAACTACCTTACTATCTTTAAATTCATTACAGAATTCATTAATAGTAGCGTATATTCTATCTCTAGTAGAAGGAGTCTCAACATAAAATACATTTTTGTTTTTCATCCTAGTATACTGCTTTCTTATAATTTCAAGCTCTTCCATTGTAAGAGGCTTGTCTGATGATACAAGTTTTCTATAATCTATATCACTAAGTTGTGATATCTTTCTGATCATCTCGTCTTTTGCATGCATTTCAAAACTGAAGTGTAAAATCTTTACGTCTTCGTTACCTAAATAATATGATGTAAAGTCTGTGTGTAACATGTTTACGAAAAAAGATTTTCCATGTCCTGATGCACCTGCAATAAAGTATGTTTGACCAAAATGAAAACCACCCAATAACATTGTATTAACTTTTTGCCATCTAGTAGCAAGAAAAGGACGTTCGCCTTTTGCTCCTTGCTCTAGAAATTTATCTGCTTCTTTGATAGCTTGATCAGCTGTCTTAATCTGCAGACTAATAAAGTTTGTCGTTTGGGGATTCGAATTCATCTATGTTTGTTTTCATTAGTTCTAAAATACTTCTATATTGTTCTGTCTCTATCCATCTTTCCATGCCCATAGTGACAAGATTATTACGCTTAGCGTAATCTAAACATTCCATTACTTTTTTATGAAGAGCTCGCTTAGTAGCAATTTTCTTTTTATAATAAGTTCGTGTTTTTAATGTAGCATTTCTGCCCGGTAGTCTCCGACCGTCTACATATATCTGTACAGGGTAAGCCTCAAAGAACTCTTCATACGCTGTGTTTACATCCGTATTGTAAAGTTCCTTGATAAACTTATCTGTAACTGTATAGCAATCTGCTAAAGAGCTAGCTAAATTAGGGTTATCATTTACCATGTACCCTCTTTCCTCAAGATCGTTTAGTTCTGACATGTCAAAGCCTCCATTTTCTTGTACATATTTATATAAAGCTGGATAATCGTTTTCATATATTATATACAAGAATAAGAATTGTGTAGGCGACATTTTATGTTTGCACAAAAAGTCTACCCATTGTCCTGGAGATTCTAAGATCATTGTTCTACGTTTAAATAATTAAGCGAAGCTTGACTCAAGGCTTCTTTAATTTGTTTTATCGATTCAACGTGAGTAGCGTTAATCGTTTTTTTCTGACGGTTACGTAACCATTTCTCATCTTGTGTCTCTTTTATATATAGATTCACAATCAGACCAGTTTTACCTGGAGCAAATCGTATAGCTCTACCTGTACGTTGTAGATCTTGTCTACTTGTAGAAGTACCGCTGCATACGATAGCTAGAGTTACATCTTGTATGTCAAAACCCTCATCTAAAGCACGTGCAGTTGAGATAACTTTAATATCAGATTTCTTATCATTGAATTCTTCTATTGCTTTTACCTTTCTGTACTTACCTATTTTAGAGTGATAAGACACAGCCCATGGAAAACAGGCTTTTGTAAGCTCATCAGCAAATTTAACACTTTCTGAGAAAGTAATTGTAGGAACATCAAAGGTTTCTATTAATTCTTTTGCTGCCTCTATCTCTGGTAAGATTTGTTGCATCTCATTAAAGTTAGTAGCCATTGTGTAATACATCTTTAAACTACTAGTTAAATCATAACTTACATCTGCAGGACTTAATTGTCCTTCTTGATTTCCTATTCTAGTTGAATAATGAACTGGTATGTAACTCATAGGATCTCCCGCAGCATCAACGTATTCACCCCACAGAATATTATCTTGTGCTTTACCAAATACTTCTAACATCTTTTCACGGATAGCATTAGCACTACCTCTAAATACACCATCATGTTCTGGATTCATAAACCATCTCTCTGCCTGTGTAGCTCTTAAGCCTGGTAATGCTTTTCCACGTTGATATGATTTAGGTAAGAATGATTGAGCCTCATCATAATGTTTCATATAGAAATCATAATATTGTTTTCTAGGATCAGATTCTTCCATATTATTTATCTCCTCTATCTTTTTACTTTTATAAGTTTCTGGAGCATTCTTTAACCATTTATTATATCTATTTTTAGTGTTGTCCTCCTGGAAGAACGAAGCCCATTGTATTTCATTTAATGCATAACCATCATCAAGTTTTTCATTCATAAACTTGTCCTTAGCAGCTCTAAACTCAGGTGTATAGTTCTGAACTATGTATCCTGTTAAGTTTCCTTGCTCATCTTGTTCTAACATGAAGTTAAATAGTTCTCTATATTTCCATATAGATATACCACGGCTTGATTGGAA